CCTTCGGACATTGGTCGTACCTTAAGAGCCTCAAGGACAACCAGGGGAATTGTTGCAACCTTTCGAGCACTAGCCCTCCGGTTATCGTTGATACCAGAGTTCTGCTCCTGGACGTTACTATCCAGTATATCTTCTACATCTTGAGTATCCTTACGGATAAACAGGCCATCTTCAATAGTGTATTCAGATTGAATCGACATAGTCTCTCCCCAAAGAAAAGAAAGGCCCCCGAAGGGGCCGTCCTTGATTACGGTGCGATTACATCGCGGATGAGGGCACCAGATTTCTCGTTGTTTACACGCAGGGTGTATTCGCAGAGCAGCTGACGCTTCTCGGAGTCACCAGTCTTCGCCAGCGGGTACTGACGGAAGGCTCGCAGGTAGTTAACCGAGTGCATGGACGGATCGAACATGAACAAAGTTTTAGCTGCGAAGTGACGGTTCGGGACAACCTTGTACACACCCCAGTCAGTTTCGTAGATGTCTACGGCCTGGCTGATCTTGTTGTCTGCCGAGTTCAGGGTTACTTCGGTAGCACGGCCAACGAAGGTTTCCGAGATTACTCGCTTCAGAGTAGAGTTGGTGTGGATGGTATTAGCCTTACCACCATTCTGCCAGATGCTTTCCGAGGCATCCAGGATCAGGTCCTCGGTGAGGACACGGTCGTTACCCGGAGTACCGGTATCGGAGCCATCACCTACCGGAGCAATACCAGTGGCACCCAGGGAGCCGTTGGTCTTGTAGTAGGCAAAGATGTTACCGAGTTCACCAGCGGTAGTCGAGTTACGCTGGACTTTAGCGTTCGGTGCGCCAACTAGGGCGTACTCGATGTCCATACGGAGCTCTTTACCTTTCTTAGCCAGCTGATACGCCAGTTCGGATTTACGACCAGCTTTCTTGACAGCCTCAGCGGTGCCGGTTACTTGCAGGGTCTCATCCGAGATTTGGCAGTAGTTGTTCAGCATGGAGGTGAAGGTACCCGGACGGATGGTAGCATCCTCACCTTCGATACGGGCGTTTGCACCCGGAGCACGCAGCTCGTCAGTCTGCCACTCATGAGTGATAGCCTGGGCAGTACCTTTCGGGGTAGCTGCTACGAACGGGGTGTCATACGGGTCGATGTTGTAGATGACGTCGATAAGGTCTTCACGTTGACCTTTGATTTCGACAGTCGATACTGCATTAGCAGGAGTAGCCATTAATTAAACCTCTCGGGATTACGAAGTTACACAAACGCTTCAAGGACAGCAGCAGCGTCCCGAATGTCGTGGGTACTATTGAGTCGTTGTCTCAGGGCCTTAGCCCGGCGACCTTCCTCTTGACTTTTAGTCTTCGGAGCCCCTGGTTTAACAACCGGTGGCAGTTCCTTGGACACTTTCTCTTTGGCAGCCTTATGCTTAACCTGGAGCTCAGAATAGAGACGAGCTTGGTTCAAGATGAAGAGTGCCTTGGCATCAGCAATACCTCGGATATCCTCCTCGGTAAAGCCAATAGATTTCCCATAGGCGATAAGAGAGTCTGCGAAACCATCTTGGGATGCCTCTGGGATAAGCTGTTGAGCAATCTCTCGCTGTTGCTTAAGATACGCCTCATGCTTAATTAGCTGGGCCTGTTGATGAAGGTTAGCAAGTTGATCTCGCTTAGCCTTAGTCAGTTGGGCCTGTCGTTGAGCTTCGGTGTAAGCTACCAGGGCTTCTTTGTAACCCTCTGGATCAGCAGCCTTGAGTCGTTCCCAGTCTACGTTCTGGAACTTACGAAGGCTTACATCTTGTTCCAGGGATACACTCTGAAGTGCTTGGATAAGCTGGGCACGCTCTTCTTCAGCAGCATCAAGTTTCTGTTGGTATTCAGACTCAAGCTCTGCCTGACGCTTCAAGAGCTGCTCATTACGAAGGTAACCACTTACCAGCTCTTCTTGGTTTACTTCGTAGGCTTCACCGTCAATTTCAATCTCAAAGAACTGATCTTCAGACTCTTCCTCGGTAGACTCTTCATCCTCCTCCTCAGGTTCATCTTCTTCAGCATCATCCTCAGTTTCTTCGGACTCACCTTCAGGTTCTTCAAAATCTTCTACATGATCTTCAGTAACACCTTGGACTTCTTCGGTGGACTCTTCAGTCTCAATAAAATCCCCGTTGTCATCCATCATCGACTCAAGCTGAGCCGCCATATCTGTTACATTCAATGCTTCATCAGACACTACCATTCTCCCCTTCTCTGGATACTTAGGCCTTGCACTACAGCAGCCAACTTAAGTTGTAACCTACTGAGGGCGTGGCTTTCGTGGTACAAAACTTCACGAGCTTGGGAGTCTCCAGGAGGGGTCCTCTTCCATTCTTCATCAATATCCGCTTGGACTATTCTGACGATTTCATCAAGGGACCCGTCCCGAAGTAACTCCTCTACTCTTTCACTCAAGGCTACCGAATAGCCTAGCTTGTTTTCAAACACCAGGCCTCCTTAGTAGAGCACAAGACCTACGGCCTAGGAAGCACTGGGCTTCTTAGCTGGTTTACGAGTAGGTGCAGATTTATTAGGAGTTTTGCCATCACCCAGGGCTACTGCCCGAGCTTGCTGTTGCTCCAAGGAAAACTCTGCTTCATCTCTTGCACGTTCCCATGCAAACTTTTCTCGTTCCAAATCAAGCTCAGCTTCCTTGAGGGTAATCTCTCGGAGTTTAACCTGGGCTTCCTGCTGCTTAAGTTGAATCTCAGCCAGTTTGATTTGAGCCTCAGCTTGCTTAGCCGCCATGTCAGCCTGGGCCCTAGTGGCATCAGCTTGCGCTTTAATGTCATCGGGTGTGGGCTTCTGGGCTGCTTCCTCAGCCTTACGTTTGTTCTCTTGAGCCTCGGGGCTTTCTGGGTCAGTCCAAAACTTCTGGACATCTTTATACCCAGCGTTCTGAGTCATCTCCTTCAGGAGGTTATAGAGGTTCTTCTCCGAAACCAAGACACCTAGGCCGCCACCCCCGATGATAGCCTGAGCCATCTCGAACATGCGCTGAAGGTGCATCAGTTGTTGGTCTTTGTTCATATTGCCAATCCCGACTTTTACAGTCAGGTCAGCACGTTGTCTCCAGCTAGCTGGGTTGACTTGAACAAACTGACCACGGAGTTGGAACATCTCCTCTTGGTCCTGATACTTGATAGAGAAATCGTGCAGTAGTTGGAAGAGACGCTTAACGCCAGTCTCAGCAAACAGTCGAGCAATTAGATCAATCTGTTGTTCCGCAGCAGTCATCAACTGGTTAACACTCATGGCAGCTTGGTTTGAATGCAGGGTATTAGTATCCAAGCCTCTAGAACGGTCAGTAACACCAGTGCGCTTACCACGATCAGCCTCAAGCCTATCCAGCATATTATAGACATCAGAACCTAGTGCTGGGGTCGGAAGGTCAGAGAGAGCATTTAGGGTTTTGACCCGAACAACACCACCAGAGCGATTAGTCAGGAGGTCATCCAGGTTCACTTGACCTTCTACCGCTTGGTAACGACCGTTGTTAACAGTGTATATATTATCGAGGATATTCCTCATCAAGGTGCTTCGAATCTCCTGAATGTCCTTGATCTTATCATAGATCGACATACCAAAGAATTTGTGGGCAAGCCTGTGGGCTGACAGCTCAGCAAAGGGCTTGCAGGAAGCCTCCTCATTGAGGATAATGTGGTTGTCTACAACAATGATCCTACGAAGTTCAGCATAGCCATCACCATCGGCATCAAGGTGGACGTAACAGTCGCTGATGCGGGTTCTACGGTTAGCATCTGCCTCTGGGCCCGTTTGATAGCCTGCATCCCCAGTGCCGTCGAAGTTATCTCTAATGAGAGCCTCGGGAGAGCTATCAGTTCGGTCAAAGGTGTCGTACTGGATATTGTCGAGTACATCATCTGGGACACCCATCAGTCGGAGTTCAGACTTAGTTTTAGTAGGCCTGTGTCCGCAGAACTGAGCATCTTCAATACAAGTTGCATCACGCTCAATGATGAACTCTTCCGGGGGTACACAAGTTACCTTGATTTCCCTTCGAGTACACACTGATTTGATTTTGATGTCATAAGTGCCATCTGGGTTTTGAGTCTGAGCGAGGACTTCAACATCAGGTTCAGAAACAATCTCCAGCATTACAGCTTCATCTAGCCCAGTGAAGTAATCAAATTTGGGCCTCTCGACATCTTCTACATAAACCTTGGTGATCCCGGTCTTCATCATCAGTGCATCCTGGAACCAGTCGTGCATGATGGTAAAGCCTGGGTTCTTCCTCAGGAATAGCCAGTTGACGTATTCAGTCTCTTGTTCTGCCTGGGGTACGTCATCCTCGTTCTGAGGGGTGAATTGGACCACGGAGTCCCCTGAGGTGAAAACCTTCATGAGACTGGGCATGATCCAATCAATTGTCTCTTGGACATCACGACTTACTACCTTGGATCGGCCTTCCTGTTCATTACCGAAGGGTTCGCCAAAGTAGTAAGATAGTGCATTGGCTCGTTGTTGGGACAACTCAGATGCATCGTAGTCGATAGCATCATTGAGCCAGTTGTTTACATAGCCGAGGATTTCATCTTCATCCATCGGCTTGATTTTGTTTTTCTTAGCCATCTAGCAAATGACTCCTCAGACAACCCCCGCTTGCCAGGAGGGCATAAGTTTAGACGTGCTTGGATAGAAGTAGGGGTCCTTGGAACTAAACCCAGGTCTTCCGTAGCGGGACATCATGAGGGCTCCATAGCGGGCAGCACTAATCATGTCGTCGTTCCTATCAATGATCTTCCCATCTTTCCGATGGTAAATCTTAATTTCTTGGAGGAACTTAGTGCAGGTCCTAAAGATTTTGAACTTACCTTCGTCCATCTTCTTAAGCATCCAGTTGACCCCATACTCCAC